GCTTCGTGCATTGCAAGCACGTCCATCTCACCTTCAACTATGACACAAGCGTCATAACCGATAATACTGTTGATGTTGTAAAATATTTTCTCTGCACCTTTGTACAGTTTAAAATTCTTACGGCCATCACGGTATTTAACGTTTATGAGTTGATCGCCCATGTAATAGTTAAATTGAATGGTATTCTCAGATTTACCTGTCTGTGGCATATACTCTTCACCTGTGGTAACTTTTAAGTCACGAAGGGAAGCTGGTGATATACCACGATCTTTAAACCAGCCTTCAACTTTCGCACTTACTTCATTTAAAGGCTCAACCGTAGGTCTAACATAAACCTTTTCGCTGGCGCCTTTACGTTGGTAGGTGTGAAGTTGAAAACTAGTATTACAGTTATGACAGGTGCCAAGACCACGTTCCCAATCATAAGATGCGCATTTAGCTTTCTTATTTTCAGGTTTCCTAGTGTGAGAACACGTAGGGCATATACCCTGCGTCTTCCCAACTTCTAGGCCATACTGATTGAACTGGTCAATCGTAAATCCATTGATCTCTCTTTCCTGTACGTTCATTTATTAAAACGGTAAATCTTCATCAGCTACAGGTGCCGGAGCTGGTGCAGCTGGTTGATTATCACGTGGTGCAGTATCGACATTGTTGCCGTCAGTCCACACGACCTTAACATTGCCAAGGTATGTCTTAGGCGCCTTAGCATCACGCTCTTCTTTTGTCTGTTCAACAACAACTGGGCCTTGATTACCAAACTGATCAGGCTCATTGTTAAGCGTAATCGTTATTGGTAAATACTTACCTTTCTTACCGACATAGATTTTATCTTTCGGTATATCGTTGAGGTTGATACTCGTTTTAATAATACTTGCCATTTAGTAATTATTTAATTGGTGAAACATTCGCTGCATCTGTGATTTAGTAGCGCCACTTGATCTACGCAGATTATCTACAGCTTTGACGTGGCTTTGGTTTTTGTAAAAATTATTTTCTGATGTTTTAATTCCTGATACATCACAAATTCTAGTTTTAGTTCTAGGCATAATAATTAGTTTAAAGGGTTTTGCTTATGAAAAACTGTTTAGGATCAAAGTCCTTGGTTTTGTAAAACAAGTCATAAGCTTCACTTGCTTTACGAACCTTATCTTCGCCTCGCTTATAAAAATCAGGCGAACAATCAAACATACCTATAGTATGTGTGTTTTTATCAATAACTATAAATAGCATTTCATATCCAAATAATTTGCTATAAATATAAGCTTGTGAGTCGTAATTAAACTTACTAGCCGACCATTGAAACTTATCAATATCTGAAGTTGTTTTTAAATCTATAACTAACTTTTCATCATGATTAACAATATCAGCTTTACCTTTCCACATATTGTCAAATAACTCACCAACACCAGGCACTTCATACTCTACATTGCCTAATGTAATAAGATCTTTGCATATATCGTTAGCCATCAGTTTATCTTTCATAAGTTCAATTACATCAACTTCTTTTTGTAGTAAACATAACTCACCACCACTAACGTCTTTGTATTCTTTTGTATTTCTAGTACTAGACTTAACAACTTTGTATTTATCTATTTTGTCTGGTTCTAATATACAAGTGTGAAAGTAACCACCAACTAAAAACGCTGGTGATGGTTCGCTAGGCTTAAATACGTTTAACGGATCTTTTAATAACTTATTTATATGTGAGTTAGATAAAAACTGATTACCAAACTCACCATAATAATCTTCGTCATTTTTAAGCTTTTCTAATGTTTGCTTTTTGTCCATTTGTTTAACGTTTATTATAACACCTACAACAAATATAGGTATACATATTAAAATTAAATTCCTCATTTAACTGTAAGTTGTTTTCTTTGCTCATCTGTTAGTTTATATTTAGTTTCAATAGCTTCTATATTACCGCCTGAAGCCATATACTCTTTAGCTTTGGTTAACTGTTCTTTAGTTATAGCTGGCCTTGCAGCTTGTTTTATTTTAGATACAGCTTTTGATTTACCGTGTTGATTAGTAGCGTCAGCGTCTTCAGTATCATCAATCAAGAATAAATTACCAAGCGCATATTTCTTTGCGTATGTAGAAGCCGCGCCAAACTGTTGAGCTGTCTGCATACCTTTTTGCTGCATATCAACGCCGACTACAGCTGTAGCGTGTATAGCATCTTTGCCATCACTAATTGTAGCGGTTGATTTAATCATTGGAACTGGATCTGTAGCGATCAAGTCTTCTGATACTGTAACATAAATATTGTGTTGTAATAAAAAAGGCTTTACACCTTCGAGGATGTCTTCAGCTTTACGGAAGTAGTACTTACCAAAGCTATTATATGAAGACTTTTTAGCTTTTAACTTAGTCTGAACATCAGCTAGTTTTTTAGTTAATTCTGTCATTGGTATATTGGTTTAGGTTATATATATAATTACATATAACAGTTAATATTTAACGAGTAACTTACAGGTAATCAGCCACTTGCGATATATTCATAACGCTTTTAAGCTTTTCTATAGCTTGCTTTTTTAGCTGCGATACACGTACATAAGAGCTTACTCCACTCATATTTAAATAATGAGCTATTTGTTTAGCAGACTGTTTGTCGCAGCCAAGACCGTAGCTTAATCTAATCACATGATATTCTTTATCAGTTAAATGTTTCATCATTATATTTTGAATTACTCTACTTAACTTTTCTTTTTTAAGAGGATCTTCATTTGTATCTTCTATTTGATATATGTATGAGTTCTCATTATCTGAAGACTGATCAATACTGTCAAATATACTATTAAAGAATATATTAGCTTTATCTTCATCATTAAAGTCTTTACGTATATCGTTTAACTTATGCTCTGGTATACGCATACCACTACGATTACCATCGGTAGCTCTACGTATTGCACCACGCACGCGTTTAGCTAAATAAGATTTAAGTGTTCGCTCAGGATCTTTTGAAGTTAATATCTGTTTCCAAATAATTTTATCAACGGCTTTTATTAAGCCAATATGACCAAACTGTATTCTATCAGGCATAGATACTATACCGTTAGCAGCATCGCTGTCTTTGAAGTTTCTAGCTATATTTTCTACAAGAGGCATAAACTTAATTATAAGTTCATCTCTAGTATATTCGTCCCAAAACTTACCTTCAGGCTGAGATGCTTTAACATCTTTTTTATATCTAGTAAAATTCTCTTGATTATATTGTTTCATAGTTGTTGATTGAGTAATTCTTTTTCTTTTTTAAGTTCATTGCACATGTGTCTGTGTATCGTGCGCGATGAACAGTCTAACAGTCCTGCGATACGCCCTATCGTTATCTTTTTCCCCATGTCATGCATATCTATCATAACTGCATAAATGTCGTCTGGACAGACTCTAGGACTTTGACCTACTAGCTGACCTACAATAGATAACTTCTGTTCTTTTGTTAAGCCACTAAACGGTTTAAATATAACTTTACGTAGTTTATTTTTAGGTG